TATTTCTTCCAAAGAGATATTTTCAAATTGACGATAATCTGGGAGAGCCATATCAAGCCCCCAACAGGGTCTTCAGTTGATTTTCGTCATTGGCTGCTGGTGCCAGGCCAAGCTCTGGGTTGATCCTGGCAGTGGAGAGTAAAGAGCGTTTGCCAGCCCTGCGACGTGCTGTCATTTGAGCCGACTCACGCTCAGCAATCTTGCGACGTTCAGCATCGAGCGCAGCCGTCTGGTCTTTGGCCTGCTTTTCCATCATGGCTTTTTGTTCAGCGTACTGCGTTTGCTGTTGTGCCAGTTGAGCCTTGGCAGCTTCTGCTGCAGCGCCTTGCTGCGCGGTAAGGCTTTGCATCATTGCCGCTTGCTGCGAAGAAGAAAGTTGAGCAGCAGACAAAGCTGCTGCAGCTGACTCACGTTGAGCCGCAATCTGTGCCGCTGTCATTTTGCTTTGCTCAGCAGCAATGGCTGCTTGCTGCTCTCGCGTCAACTTTGCTGTCTCTGCGGCTGCTTCACGCGCTGCTTGAGCTTGTGCTGCAGCTTCTGCTCGGTTCTTAGTGGCTTGCTCAATTGCAGCGGCTTGCGCTTCGGCTGCTTGCGCTCTGGCTTTGCCGGCTGCGCTTTGAGAGCGGTTGACAGCATAGGCTGTTGTGCCTGCTCCGATCAAAGATGCGACGATTGCTGTTTCTAGTCCCATGGTCTGACTCTCCCATACAGTAAGTAATCAGAGCCGTCCGATCCGAAGCAGCGCATCACACCCTCAAGAGTGAAACCCAGCGCCAGCGGCCAGCTCTGCGAATAAGCTGCATTAGATTCTATTGCTACTTGTACACGCGTCAAACACATAGATATCTGAGCGATATCGAGAGCAGTTCTCACCCCAACAATCAGCTGGCGCTTGAACTTGTGCTTGACGCTGTCATCGATGATCGTCCACACCTCACCAACATGTGGGCGCAACGTGATCACCCCAATGATTCCAAGCAGTTTGCCGTTGTAGTACAGAGCACCGCTTGGGCCGCATTCCATATTGAACTGAACGGTGTCTTTTACGTCCACCGGCCCGAATGACTGATGCCATTGGGCCAGGCGCTCGATGTGCCAATCGGTGATCGGCTCAAAATAGCAGCCGGTGCAGGCCAGCTTTTCGTTGACGGTGTCGATCAGGTCTGTCATGAGAAGATATCGAAGTCCAAAACAGCGGTGGCCATGCCAGGAGCGCGGCCACCCAGCTGGTGCGTGCGGGTCATGCGGTTGTATTCGCCACCGCCCAGCATCAGATAGCCAAATGAGTCGCCAATGTGCGAGTGTTCGTTCTTGTTTGGCGCGTCTTTGAAGCGCTCATGCCCAGCACCGACCGCCACACGCTTGAAGTGGTAGCCACCGGCCAGTGCTTTGCGCAGCAGCTTGCACTCGCGGTTGACAATCAGGCCAGGCTTGCCCATCACCAGGCGCTGCATGGGGGCTGCTGACGCTTCCCGACGCACTTTGAAGTCATTGGACGCTGTTGGCTGGGCTTTGAGCCCCAGTGTTCGCAGAAAATCAAACGCTGTGACCTCATAGATGGCGTCCCTGGCCATACCGGCGGGGTCACCCCAGATCAGAACCTGGTGGTTGGGGTAGCGGGCATTGAGTTCAGCCAGCAGCTGGGTGCCAAACCGCTCTAAGCCCATGTCAAACGTGACAATTTCCTGGTGAATCACCCACCGGCCATTGGGTAGGCGCTGGCCGATGGTGGCTGCAGGGGTCAAACCGAAGTCCAGGCCCACCTGGATGGGCACATTGGGGTCAATGTCGGTGTCGCCAGACATGACAGAGTCGTCGTACTCGGGCCATACGGGTCTGCCTTCCTGGACATAGACGTATTCACCCCCGGCATAGCAGCGAATCCAGTCCAGCGTCTTGCCGCCCAGCATTTGCAGGTAATAGCCAGAAGGCAAGTTGTTCAGATTCTCAGCTCTAGGGTTTACCCGCCACCACTTGTTGGCAGCAAAGATGTGATCGTTGGCCTCTGGCATCTCGGGCAGGTCTTCAGAATCGACCGGCACCACGCCACCAGGCTGCTTGAAGAACTTCCAGGCAAACTGGCCGGTGAGCTTTTCCTTCTCTGCCAGCTTGAACCACCAGTGGTCGTCATCCATCGGGTTGGTATCCATCCAGATGCCCGACCAGGTCGCCCCGCCATCTCGCTTGGTTGGGTAGCGGCCAACACGGTGGGTCAATCCATCGATCACAGCCTTCGGTAATTCCCTGGCTTCGTTCACCCAGGCACCCGTCAGCTCAAGCGACAGCAGCTTTCGCACGTCTTTGGGCTGGTCAAGGGCCAGGAAGATCACCTCGCAGTCAATACCGGCTGCATCACCGCGGCTGGGCAGCTTGATGTGGTGGGTGATCGGCGGCGTCCAAAGCAAAGGCCCAAACGTAGACTCTGGAAACAGGTCAATCCAGGTCTTGATCGTGGTGGTCTTCAGCATGGGGTAGCTGTTCCTGACAATGGCAAACCGCGAGTAGCGGATGCCGTCAATGGGCGAGGGCTTTTGCTTGACAGCGCGCATCATGATCTCGGCAGCGCAGGCGTAGGACTTACCCGACCCCACCGGCCCCATCATGCCGCGCACAAACGCATTGCTTTGCAAAAAGGCCCAGACTTCCGGGCTGGCGCTGAAGTCCAGGTTCAGCCCCGTTGAGGGCATCTGCTTAGAGCTTTGTTCTTTAGTGCGACTCATGCATACCTTTTTTGATTTCGCGAAGAATAATCAACAAGTCCAGCTTTTCGTCGCAAATGTTTTCCCATTCTTTGTCATCAAGGTCTGTATCAAGCTCAAGCTCAAGCACCCTAATCATTCGGCCAATAAAGATTTCATCCATGTCAGTCTTCCTTTACATCAACAATGTCATTGATCGGGGACTTGATATTGATCCCAATCACCGATGGCTTGTCTGACTCATCTGGGTTGTCCAGCAGGCCAGAAGCCTTGGCCAGAATGCGCAGCACCCCGACCTTGTCATACAGCTCGATCTCAAGCGTCGAGTTGCCATCCCGGTCAACCTTCTGCTTGATCGACTTGATCGCAGTCAGCGCATGCTCGGGTATCTGGTGCGCAGCCTTAACGGTCACATTGCCAGACTCATCCCAAGTCATGATGTCGCTGATCTTCGTGTTGGCCATGCACAAAAGCGCATAAGCCACAGCCTCCCGGTTGCCAGCCAAGGTGGACGATCTCTCAAGCCTGCGCTCAATCGACCTGGTTCCACCCCAGCCAGCAACACTGGGTATCTGCGTCGGCTGCTTACGGCTTGCCATCAGAACGGTATGTCAGAGTCTTCAGACACCTGCGCCACCGCAGCAGCCACAGCAGGCTTGGCTTGCTTGGGCTTGCCAATCTTCACCCTAAACCAATGCTCACCAGCCTGCGTCTTGCCAGGCGTGATCTCCAGGTAATGCAGCGAGCCATCAGGCAGCACCACCTCACCAGAGTAAGGCGCGTGCCAGTCCTCGGTTTTGTTCTTGTTCACAAAGGCTTTGCCTTGTCCAGGTTTCAGTTCGTATGCCATAAATCAATCCTTTCAAATGGCGAGTGTACAAATTCCAGCGGAATGCTGGGAAAAATTGTGGGAAGTCCCCGCAACGCTACGGTGAGGGGGAGGGGGGAAGGGTCGTTTTTTATCGCGCCCGTCAACGCCCGCGTTACCGCGCAGGTAGCGCTGGCGCATATGGTTTGCACCCGCTTCCAAGGGCACACGTCGCAGCATCCCCCCTGGTTGTACAAAACCCATACGTTCGTTTGAGGCTTGTACAGAATTGATTAAACGGCCTACAAGCGATTGAATGCAGGTTATGCTACCCATGTGCCAACCAGCCTGTGATCGCGCCTTGTAGGTACCGCCAATCGCTTGGAATCGGTATCCGCTCATGCCGCATCCCGGTGCATCTGCATCAGTCCCTCAACCAGGTGCTGCTCTTTCGGGGTGATTCCCTCGGCCCTGTAGATCGCCAGCAGGGTTGTCAGGCCGTCATCGATGTCCTGGTCGGTCAGTCCGAAGTCAAGCAGCTGCTTGATCGTTTGGTTGTGCAGAACTAACCGGTTATCTCTTAATGTATTTAAAGTATTAACCTTATATAGGTTTACTCTTATGTGTTCTCCTGTGTTATCTACAACCTCCAGGTTGTGAT